AATTGAAACCTGAGAATAAAATCTCAATTAAAGTAAACACTAGTTATAACGAAAATATCGAATCCGATTACCAAGTTGATAGTATAATTGACTTTATTGAATCAGAGGAGATGCAAAATAAAATTTTAAATTAATATGTATTTAGAAATTGGAGGTGAAAAATTGTTTATTGATTTTGAGCAATTAAACACAATGTTAACAAGTGGTGACCCATCTTTAAAAGCTGGTGATGGTAGTGAAAGTGAAGTTAAGGAAACTTTCGGTAGTGATGGTTTATTAATTGGTAAAAAAGTGGTTACTAACCATTTTACTAAACCTAGGGTTATCGATGGTTTTAGGTATGAGATATTAATGCAAATGATACAAAAATTAATGGATAGTGAATCGGAAGCAGATTCATTGGGGAAAGTAGGTTTTGATAATTTTACTGTTGGTGAGATAATCGCTTTTAACACGTTAATTGAATATAAAGTTTTAAATATAATTGAATAGTATGGAATTAGGAGAAAAAAATAAGCAAATTAATGAAGTTATACAACATTTAGAAAATAAAGACTTTTCTTTATATTTCTTTGTTTTAGACACGATGGGTAACCCAACGGCTGGTATTGCTAATGTTTATGAGAATGTTAAAATATTAAATAATTTAGGGTATAACGCTGTTATATTACACGAAAAAGATGAATATACTGGAGTTTCTAGTTGGTTGGGTGAAGAGTATATGAAATTACCTCACACTTCAATTACATCGCAAAGCATAAACATTAAATCAAGTGATTTCATTATAATCCCTGAGGTTTTTGCTAATGTTATGGACCAAGTTAAAGCTTTCCCTTGTAAAAAAATTGTCATGGCTCAAAGTTATAACTATATTTTTGAATTACTACAACCAGGTAAGAAATGGAACACTGATTTTGGGTTTAATGATGTTATCACCACTAGTGAAAAACAAGGTGAATACTTAAAGAGTATCTTTAGTGGTATTAAAACACACGTTATACCAGTTTCGATTCCAGAGTATTTTAAAGACACTAAAAAAATTAAAATACCAGTTATAGCAATTCACACTAGAGACCAATCAGATGCTCTTAAAATAGCTAAATCATTCTATTTACAATACCCAGCGTATAAATGGGTTACATTCAAAGAATTGAGAGGTTTACCAAGAACGGAATTCGCTAAAGAATTAAGTGAAGCTTGTTTAGCTGTTTGGGTTGATGATGTATCTGGTTTCGGAACATTCCCATTAGAAGCTATCCAGTCAAACACACCAGTTATTGGTAAAATACCTAACTTAGTTCCAGAGTGGATGGAAATTGAGACTGAAGGTGTTTTAGATATTAAAGATAATGGTATTTGGACTAATAATGTTTTAAATATCCCAGAACTAATCGCAACGTATATTAAGTTATGGATGGAAGATTCTATACCAAATGCTTTGTATGAGGGTATGGAAACAACTAAAAATATTTACACAACCGATAATCAAACTTTAAAAGTTAAAGAAGTTTTTGAAGGTTTGGTTAGTAATAGAATTAAAGACTTTGAACGTATGTTAGAGTCGGAAGAATTAAACTTAGAGAAAAATGATTAAAGAAAATAAAAATGGTATTTCAGTAATTTTACCAATACATGAGTTAACGGATGAAACTAAAGTTTTATTTGGTAGAGCAGTACAATCTATTTTAGACCAAAAAACTAAACCAGAGGGTCTAATTGTAGTAACACCAATTAATAGTGAGGCGTTAACATACTTAGAAGGGTTTGATTTTAAAGATTTAAATGTTACTATAGTTAAGAATGAAGGTAAAACCGATTTCTCATCACAAATAAATTTAGGTGTTAGTAAATCAAAAACCGAATGGTTTTCAATCCTAGAGTTAGATGATGAGTATTCTAATATTTGGTTTGATAATGTTGTTAAGTATAAAGAAGTTTATGGTGATGTTGGGGTATTCTTACCTGTTATTGTTGATGTAAATGCTAAAGAAGAGTTTATTGGTTTCACTAATGAAGCTGTATGGGCAGCTGAGTTTTCAGATATAATGGGTCAACTAGATATTAACTGTTTATTAAAGTATCAAAATTTTAATTTTGGTGGTATGGTTATGAAAAAATCTATTTACGAGGAAAATGGTGGTTTGAAAGCTAGTATGAAGTTAACTTTTATTTATGAATTCTTTTTAAGAATGGTAAATTTATCTGTTAATATTATGGTAATACCTAAATTTGGTTATAAACATGTCAACCAAAGAGAAGGTTCTCTTTTTAATGATTATAAAAATAATTTATCTATTGATGAGGCTAGATGGTGGATGGCAACTGCTAAAAAAGAATACTACCACACAAATGATAGGAATATTACGTATAGTAAAGAAATGGTTTAATGAGTAGTAGAGGTCGAAAAAGGAAAAATGATTTGTATTTCGGTCCAGAAGAAGAAAAAGCTGTGGTTAGATTTATTGAATCTAAAGATATCGCTGATAGAAATTTGATTTATAATGAGTTTCTTATGGGGCCCATTAATAAAATGGTTGAATCAATAATAAGACGTTATAAGTTATACCGTAAAGGTATAACTTATGAGGAATTACATGCTGATACTGTTTCACATTTAATATGGAAATCGGATAGATTTGAGGTTGGTAAAGGTAAGAAAGCTTACTCCTATTATGGTACTATTTGTAAAAATTATATATTAGGTCTTTTAATTAAAGATGATAAGGAAATGAGACAAAATACGTCTTTCGATAAATCATCAACTTACTTAGAAGAAAGGGAAGATATGACTTATTTATTAGACGATACTGAATACACCTTAGATGATTTCATCAAGAGCGTATCTCTTGAAATACAAAGTGAGTTAGATGGTATTGAAGGTAAGAAGAAGATTACTGAGAATGAACGTAAAGTTGGTGAGGCGTTAATTGTAATACTAGGTAATTGGGAAGGGATATTTGAAAGTATGGAAGGTGGTTCTAAATATAATAAGAATACTGTCTTAGCAACTATAAGGGATTATACTAATTTAACCACCAAAGACATTAGAGTTTCAATGCGAAGGTTTAAAAAATTATATAGTTTGATAAAGAATAGTAAAATAGATGGTGGGTTTTTGTAGAAAATGAAAAACCAAAGTATTTATTAATAAACTAAAACTATGAACAGACGTAAAAAGAAACAGCAGATTACAGTTAACAACATTGATAGTATACAAGGTTTAATGCAAGAAGTTTATAACGATTCGTGCGCTCAAATTAATGACGTACAAAGAGCTATAAATGAATTAAGTAATTCTACTATCGCTGAAACTGTTGATGATATAACTAAAATAGCTAGGGAAAAAACAAACGGTTATAAAGTTAAGGATTCAGCTATTAAAGTTAAATTAGAGGTTGCTAAATTACTAAACGATATTGTTAAACATAATGGTAATATTGATGATGTAGAAACCTCCAGAGTTTCTAATGGTTCACCTACTTTAGAGGAGTTTAGTAGGTTAAGAAGTATAATGAAAAAAGATAATGAGGGGTAGTATATGGATGTTACTGGTAGTAAAAAGAAAGTTTTTGGTGAAATAGCAGCCCTTAGGGTCTCAAAGGAAGGTATACCTAAATTTAAAATTGATAATTCTTTTGGTTCGATAGACAAGTCTGGTGATTCTATGGCTTTTTTAAATGATTTATTAAAAACATTAGCTGGATTTGAATCGCAAAAAAAAATTATTATTGAAACCATAGCTTTTAATTTAGATAATATTGAAGTTAAAGTTAAAAAAATATTAAAAAAAGATTTAGGTAAGATTATTAGTTGTGGTATCAATCCTTCAATACCAGAATGGGTAAAACACCAAACCATTAACCCAGCTTCAACTGGGTTTGATGTTAATATAAGGAAACTAGATTATCTAGGTATAATGTTAACTGACCCAACTAGTGATGTTGGTAAGTTGTTATATGACGATGTTGGTGGTGGTATTAATAGTTCTGATTTTAACACTTTTTTATTCAACTCAATTCAATTACCAAACTTGGAACAGAATTGGGGTAGTGCTACTAGTGAAAATGATATATTAACATTTAAATTTAACCCAGTGGGTAGTTCAAATAATACTATTAACGTAAAAGTTAGTGAGTATTACAGTAACCCAGCTAATGGGAAGAAAATGAAGGATTTAAATGATGATTTCATTGATAGTATTGACTTGTTTGATGCTAGTAAACTAATCAACGGTATTGTTGATTCTATATTTGGTACCATGTCACTTCAAAGTAAAAAAAGTGATAGTCAAATTTTAAAGGAGTTGCAAATTGAGAAAATAATCGATAAGATTGTAAAGGCTGATGAGAGTAAAGTAATTAATGATAGTTATTTTAAGTTCTCAAATGATGATACCGTTGAATTTGAGGAATTGATTATGAATAAGAAGATTGGTGTTAAAAATTTAAATTTAGATACACCAGTAGCGTCTTCAATACCATTCAATGAGTTAGCAGCTATTAGTGAGAAATTAAAAGGAGCTGTATCTAAATCTGATTTAGCTCAGAAATTAAATGGTGGGTTATCTAAATTAGGTGAGTTATCGTCTATAGGTAGTAAACTAGGTGATATACCAACTATTAAATTAGACTTTATAGATTCGGTTATTAAAAAATTAATCACATCTGTTATGAGTATTATTTTATCACCTAAACTAATTATGATTTTCGCTTTAAACCACTCAATAATATATGGTACGTCATTTGAAAACCCTATTGAGTTTATTACTAAAAATAAAGCGTTAGTAAATTCTATCATTAAAAGCGTTAAAGAGATTATAATAAGACTACTACTAAAAGAGGTTTTAAAAATGGTTTTAGAGTTAGTGGCCGAAAGTATGATTGAAGCTAGGAAGGAAAAGGAGAGGATAAAAATGGAGCAAAAAGCTAGTCTCCTAAATGCCACTAATAGTAGTAAGGCTAAATTAAGTAAAGCTACTGATTTAGCTTAAAATAATAATAAAAATAATAATAATAATAATAATATGGCTGAAGATAAAGTTGGTCCAGAAAGTAAAGATGATTTTAGTTCTATTGGGAATATAATAAATCTTATTATGGGTGCTTTTGATGCACCTGAAGAACCATTACCACCATTACCCCCACAATTACTATTGTTAGGTTCTAATACCAGACCAGGGTTATCACCTAGAGGTGTTGCATCTAGAATTATCGCTAGACAAGTTGATGCTGGTGCCCCAGTTGGTAATTTATTCACTGAAAATGGTAATATTAGTGAGTTGATGGAGTTAATAAGAATCGAGGAGATAATTAAGGCCCTACAAATGACCTCTAAAATTGAGGTTGTGATACCGCCTGGTGTTCAGGTAACAACTATTGGTGTAGGTAATTTAGGTGGACCTGTGATATCGCAAGGTGCCACCACTAACATAGCGATTGGAACTGGAGTTATTAGGTAATGATGAAAAATTGGAACGAACAAACGACAAATAAATTAATAACAGAGGTTAAATCTCTACAAGAAGAACATAACTCTATTAAAACTAAGATATTAAAATTAGTTGATGAGATGGAAACTATTGAGGTTGACTTTAATAATATTAATGAAATTTTAAGTGATAGGTTAAAGTAATGAGTAATAAGTTTATATCAGGTAGTAAGAGTATATTTAACGGTAACTCAAATGATAACGTATTAAAAAGTAACTTTTTTACTGGTGTAGTGTTAACTAATACCGATAAAAGTGATGCTGGTAGAGTGAAGGTTAGGATTTTAGGTCTTGACGAAGGTATCTCAGATTCAGATTTACCATTCTGTTTCCCAATGTTACAAAAATTTTTCCACATCACACCTAAAGTTGGTGAAGTTGTTTTTGTTTTGGTACCATCATCAAAAAACCCATATTCGGATAGGGTTTTTTTTGGTCCTGTAATATCCCAACCTCAAATGTTAGCTGGTGATACTTATATTAATGGTGCAACATCCATGTTAAACAGTGGTTTCCATAAAGAAAAGCAAAGCCCATCAACAGTACCAAGTAATAAAGGCGTATCACCTAATAAAGAGGATGTCGCTATTTTAGGTAGGAATAATTCAGACTTAACATTTAAACACACCGAAGTTGTTATTAGAGCTGGTGTTTTCGAGTTAAACACATTAAAAGGTAGTATCCCAAACTTTAATATGGTTAACCAAAGTTTTATCCAAATCAAACATAATTTGAGGTTGGATGGTGATACCATTAAAACTGGTGTTATTAATTTAGTATCTGATAAAATAAATTTATTAACACATAAAGAAGGTTCACCAAGATTTATTTTAAATGACCAAGATGATTTAATCACTAAAGACGAATTAAATAAAATTATAAGAGAAGCACACCCATTAGTGTTTGGTGATACGTTAGTCACATACTTAAAATTTTTAAGGAACGCTTTTTTAAATCACGTACATGCCTACAATGGCCTTAAACCAGAGGATTTAGCTGGTAGTAATAGTATTAGCGAATGTTTAAAATTCGATTTAGATTCAATGCTATCAAAGAATATACGTATTAACTAAAAATAAGTAATTATAAGTGATTATTCTAATTATTTAGATATTTATAAATAAAAAGGATGGTAATTAGAAGCTACTTTGATAGAAATAATACGATAGTTAAAGATAGTACTTTAAATACTGGTCAAAACCCAGTTGCTGAATTATTTTATGGTGGTGACCTTCTAAGAAATTATAGTCGGTTCATTTTTGGTATTAATTTAGAAAGGATTAGGGATTTACATGAAAATGGTTTTTACCCAAATATAAGTACGTTAAAACACACATTAAGACTAACAAATACTGGTACGTTTGATGATTCCTTATTAGGTGGTTTCACTAGCGATATGAAAATTAGAACATCATCATTTGACTTATCATTATTTAAATTTGATGACGAGTGGGATGAGGGTGTTGGTTATGATTATTTCGTGAATGAACTTATGATACCATACGATTCACAATCTTTAAATAGTTCACCATCAAATTGGGGTAATGCTAAAACTAACACTAATTGGATTGGTGGTGATGGAGTATTTAGTGGTAGCTCAAATGAAGTGGGTCGAATACACTTTGAACAAGGTAATGAGAACATTAATTTAGATATTAGTGACGTTATAAATAATTTTATAACCACAACAACAGCAACGACAATTAATTTAGGTTTAAGTTTTGATTTAAGCTTAGAACAAAATACCGTTACGGATAACTTACAATACGTTGGTTTTTTCACTAGACACACACAAACATTTTTCGAACCACTAATAGAGACTATAAACTTGGAGACAATTAAAGATGATAGAAGTAATTTTTACTTAGGTAAAGATAATAGACTTTACTTATACTCATCATTCGGTGGTCAACCAACCAATTTAGACGCTCTACCGATAGTAACTATATTAGATAGTAGTTCAACACCTTTAATAACAATTACAGCCTTACAAGCAACTAAAGGTGTTTATTATATAGAATTAAATATCGATGATGATGGGCAAAATGATTGTACCATGTATAATGATGTTTGGTCTAACATTGTAATTAATGGTAATGTTAAACCAGATATTGAATTAGAATTCTCAGTTAAGGGTGAAGGTTATTTTAATATTGGTTCAGACACATACGATACCCCTAATTATGGTTTTACCTTTAAAGGTATTAAAATGAATGAAAGTGTTTATAGAGGTGATATTAGAAAAGTGGTTGTTAATGTTAAAATCCCATATACCTCAAATCAATCAGCACCGTTGGATGACTTGGAATATAGATTATACGTTAAGGAAGGGAACTCACAATACACAGTAATTGATTTCCAACCAATCAATATAGGTTTTAACCAAAATTACTTCTTATTAGATACGATAAGTTTAGTACCAAACACGTATTACCTAGATATTAGGTATTCAGGTAATTTTGAGGTTAGAACACTCAACGATACACTTAGGTTTCAAATTGTAAACCAATCTGAATTAATAAATGATTAGACGGTAATACATTACCACTAAAACACATTTTTAAGCCATACAAACCGTTTAAACGGTTTGTATTTTAATTAAGTCGTCAAATGTTGTGAAATTGCCTTAAATAGCTTTAAAAAGTGTTTTAAAATCTTTACTCACCACCAAAAACTTTGACATCAATTTCAGTTTCACCATTTAAAATGGCATTAGCTATTCTATGGTGTCCATCTATAACGAAATAGAATTGATTATCCTTAGCTAATTCAACACCATTAGTTCCGACACCACTAACTGATTTTAGGTTATCTATGTTTATACTTCTTTGGGTTGGGATAATCATCTTAACGTTAACTGTTGTTAAAACAAAACCATCACCTTTATTATTTGTTAAATCATCATTACCACCTTTAGTTGATTTTAATATCACACCCATATCTGGAACTTCGTGGAAGAATATTTTATTACTTAGAATCTTAGGTAATGTTGTTTTATTATCATTCTCTAAATTTTTTAATATCTCACGACTTAAACCCTCTTTAATAATATTATTTAATATTTTACTTAATTTCATAAATCTAAACTTTATCTTATGTTTATAAATATTATGTAAACCAAAAAAAGTCTAACCTTTCGGTTAGACTTTTTAAGTTTTATAATAAAGAATTAATTATCTTAATTCATTAAGGTTAAATGTTGGAACACCATCAACAGAAATATGCCCGTAAAATCTGTTATTTACAACTTTTTTCGCATATCTAGTCATAATACCTTTTACTGGTGCAAAATTGAATGGGTTATACATTGTAGGTGTCAATTGTAATGGCACGTATGGAGCATAGATATACCCAGTGTCTAACAATGACTTACCTTTATGACCTATAATCATAGAGTTAGCTGGAGCATAAGGGTCTCTATACACTTGGTATCTACCACTTAATGAACCTACTTTTTCAATCCCCATGTTGTAGTTATCTTGTTCAGCTGATGCGTCAGATACGTGGAAGTACTCTAAATCATCAAAAATAGCTGAAATCTCAGAAGATACAACAATAAAGTTAGCACCACCTCTTAACGTAGATTTGTGGATTTGAGCAGAAATTTGATTAACTCTAGTGATTAAAGTTTGATTCCAATCTTTTTGAGTATAAGCATTCGCTGCTAATGAAGTTTTTCTCCATCCGTTATAATCCCATCTTATTTGCCAAGCAGCTGCTTTTCTTAAGTCTCTAAGGATTTCTCTATCAATTTCAGCCGCAACTTGCTCTGATAACATTGCAGTTAATTCAGCTTCAGCATCGATATTATGGAAAGCACTAACATCTTGAGCAAGCTCTGGAGACCAAGTAGCTCTCAATTTTCTTTCTTCAACAGATACAACTACCTCGTCTAATTTGAAAGAAACTTCTCCCATTTCAGTCTCTAATTCAAGAGATGCGTATTCAGCCCATGAAACTAAGAATGAAGCTGTATTAGCAGTAAATGCTTCTGAACCAACATAACCATCAAAAGTCTCAGTACCTGTAGCAGAAACTGGGTTAGTGATATCTAATTCAACATAAAGATTACCATCTGCATCACAAATGTTATCGTAACCAACAATACCTTTACCGTATCTTTGAGTAACCAATCTAAATGGAATCACAGCGCCTGGAGCTACAATTACATCACCATCTGGGCTAAGAATTGGTGCAACACCATTAATAACCATTAATGAAGCTAAGAAAGATTCAGTATCCATTTGATTACCATCTGGACCATTTAATCTACCTTTTTGAACTGAGTTAAACCCTTTAACTGCTAACATAACACCTCTTATAGTACCATCAGTAGAACCTGGTAACCTTGAACCATTTGCAACTGTAAAGTTACCACCAGCACCTAAAGTAACTACATCATAAGAACCTGTTTTAATAGTAATTTCACCTTTTGAGTGGTCAAATAAACCATCATTATAGTAAATATCATAAAGATTCTTACCTTGGAACGTTGTCATTTCACAACCAGCACCAACAGTTATACATGAAGGTAAACCACCTTCAGCCATTGATGTGTGACTTTGAGTTGCCCCAGCGGTAACTCTTTCAGAAATAACTGGAACGAAGAAGAATAATTTACCAATTGGCATACTCATCGCTTGTACCGATACAATTTCATTAGCTAATAATTTAGAGAAAACTCTTCTTACAATAGGGAATACAACAGTTTCGAAAGAACCTGATGAATCCGCAGTTGTAGATTCGTTTAATAAATGAGTCGCTTCATTTTCGAATAATTGAGCAACATTCTCTTTAACGTGACCTTTAAGACCATCTAAAAATCCTAATGAATCCCATTTTGTTTGTACACTTTCACGTACCGCTTTCATGTGGTTTAAACCAATGTTTCCAACATGACCGCTTGTTAATAAATTTGACATAATTCTTTTTTTTAACTTTAATTTATTTTATTTTATTATCTTTTTTCGACTCTTTTAATTAAGTCATTGATTCTAGAGGTACTGTAATCAACAGGACTCTCATTTAATTGATTAGAAACACTAGAACTACCTTCTTTAATAATTTTACCCTCAACAGATTCAATCATAGGTTTTTTAGAACCTAATTCACTTGAAATTGTTTTATATAACTTTTTAGATTCTTTAATTGTAGTAACTTCTTCATCAAATCGACCAAGTATAATTTTCTTTTCAGAAATGGTTGTTGAATGTTCCATAAATAATCTAGTTACATAACTTAAGTTTGAGTTAAATACAACACTCTCACCTAACATTCTTCTAAATTTATTTAAGGCAACTTTTAACTCATCATTTTCCTTTTTAATTTTCCTAGCCTCAGATAATAAAGTGTTATACTTTTTATTAGCCTCTGCTAATCCTTTAGCACCAGCACCCTTTATTGGTGTTGCTTTACCTGGCACTCTTCGACCCTGAGCACTTCCAACTGGGATAGCTTCTTCAAGTGATTCACTATCGTCACTCATATCGATTTCATAAACAACATTTTCAGCCATTTCATCACCATCCTCAACGTCTTCTAAATCCTCAGCATCTTCCAAATCCTCAGCACCTTCTAAATCTTCAACCCCTTCTAAATCTTCAACACCTTCTAAATCTTCAGTGTCTTCTGGACCCATCTCTGGTTCAACATTTTGGACTGACATTGGTACGATAACATCTTCGTCTTCATTATCGTCATAATCTAAACCTTTAATACCAGCACCAGCTTTGTTACCACCAAATTTAACTTGGTATTCAGCACCACTAACTGGGTCTTTAATTAAAACCTCGTTATCGGAAACAACTTCGATTTCATCATCACCGCTTAATTTTTTGTAAACATTTAAAACATCTTCATCAGAAGCACCTGTCATGTCCATTTCGTAGTCTTCAATACCACCTTCTTCAGCATCGTAGTCTTCAATACTACCTTCCTCTGAGTCAACATTAAGATTATCTAAATCAGTACCACCCATATCACCCATTTCTGGTTCAACTTCTGGTGTAATTTCTTCAGCATCAGCATCAGCTTCTGCACCAACTTCCATTGAATCTTCAGATTGGGAATCATCTTCCATACCTTCTTCATCCTCGTACATTTCACCCTCATACATTTCAGCTACATCTTCCTCTTCGTACATTTCATTTATACTTTTCGTAACAACACTATCGATTTCTCCTAACGCAAGGTTATGGAGTATTCCTTTTGTGTTTTGATTTAATGCTTCTTGGATAGTTTTAATATCTAACATCGCACTCTCTACTATAGAATTTTTTTTGTTGGTCATTTTTATTTTTGTTTTTTTTAAAAATATTAATTATACAATCTCTTGCATTTCCTAATAAATATATGGGAGTTACACAAAAACTCTTTTTTTATATATTTTTTTTATTATTTTCTTATTTTAATAAAAACCTATCTAATTTATCGATTAATAGATTACTAGTTTTAACTTCAGATTCCATGAATGGCTTTGCCTCGCTACTGTTATTAAACATGTAGGAACCTGGTGTTGATGGGCTAGTTACTATATCCCAACAAATTAACTCAAAATCTTCTTGAACAATCAACTCACCTTTAATTTCATCTAAAGAACCGACCCCTCTTGATGAAACCCCAACACGAATACCTTTTCTTAACATATTGGCAACTCTATCACCTTCACATGAGATTATACCTTGGTTTATGAAACCTGGTGACATTATAATCTCCATTTCACCTACTAAAGTTTTACCTTCCCACCATATTTTCTTTATTTCATGTGAAACTCTATCATTTGAAATAATAGAACTTTCTGGGTGGTCACTATTATGAGTCCAAGAAATTTTATTATTGTACCTCATTAACCATGTACCATTTTCCACAGTCACACAATAAACATTATCATCAAACGGTATTTTTTCAGCGTAAATAAATCTTGTATCTAATGATAAACCCTTTGATGTTATTTCAGATATAACATTTAACTCTTTAGATTTAACAACTTTTTTAATTAACATTAACTCACCATCAATATCAACTTCTTCATCGATAAAAACATCTTTTTGTTTAGTTTTACTAAAATTCGCACCATTACTAACCTTTAAGAATATTTCAAAAATATCTTCAGATAATTTATCACTAGTAGAAGAATGTTCTCTAATTATCCCATTATCACTTTCACCTAATAACATCCAAGTTAGTAACTCATTTAATAAATTAATCGACCAATCTTTAGCGTATTGAGGTACGTATTTCTCGTTAGAATCCCCTAATGGTTTTAAAAAATTGTATAAAGCTTTATTATCAATTATATATTCTTTATCATTTGATAATGTATAATCAAATGGTAACCCTTTTAATAAACCTTCAATCGCAACACTCGATTCACCCTTTACATCATCGATAACAACCAAATTAGTTTCATCACAATACCCATGAGTTAAGTAAACACCTAAAAAAGAGGCCCATAAATTAGAATCAATTGATAAATCGCTATTAGGAATTTCAATTAACTCTGGGGTTTCACCCAACCATTCACCAGAATTCTTTATTGTTGATTGACTAATTTTTGAGTCATTAGTTTTAATCTTATTAAATAATTCTTCAGCTGTTAAAATATATGGTTTATCGTTTTTATCCCATAAAACTACCTTATGTTTTTTAGTAACCAGCATATCTAGAGAACCACCATTATAGATATGAATCATATCATCATTATATAACTTATCAGTTGTTCTTTGAACTTTTTGAACTTCTAATTGATTTGTTTCAGTGTTTAATGTGAAAATTTCCTCCCCAATTTTAACATCTTGAATATTTTTCCAACCATTTTTAGTGAAAATACCAGTATCTCTTGGGACACACTCCCCAATTGCGGACCTTTCATTAATAACTTGTTGATATCTATCAGCTTCACGTCTTAAAATATGTTCTGGGTATATCCTACCGTTTTTATTCTTAATACCATATTTTTGTAGAACAACGAATAAAACCAAAGGTTCAACCATGATAGTATTTTTTTGTCCTATTTGATTAACCTCATTAACAAACCTTTTATTCCTAATATCGTTTGGTTCGATGAAACCAGAGTCTTGCTCTGTAAGCAACCCAAATTTACCCTTACCCGCTTTTTCAGTTAATATTCTAGACATGTTTTTTATTGATAAATATATTATTAAAATAAAAAGGTCAATAAACTTGCGCTTATTGACCTTTTATTATTTCTTAATCTTATTATTTCTTTTTTTTACTGAATTTAAAATATTCGTTCTTATCAAAAACGCTACTTAATATTTTACTTAACAACTCTACACTAGTATCGATAATTTTATTAGATGTAATAGCGTGTTCATTTAATTGAAATAAAGTAATCTCACAACACATAAAACTTTTCTTATTAAAACACACACCAGATTTACGCATGTCTAAATCAATAATGGTAATATCACAATTAAACATATCACAGTCAAGCTCAGAGTGTGTGTGTTTTTTAATGTCTTTATTTAATTTATTAATAACTTTTTGATAATCTATATTATCATCATCAATTAAAGGTTCTCCCCAACCACTAACCTTATAATAAATCGATTTTGGGTTCTTATTGTCAACCGTACCAATTAAAACATTATAATCATCACTTATAATCAATTCAACTTCTTTACCTCTACCTTTTAACATTTTTTTATGTTAAATATAGTAATAAAAAAATTAAAAGTCAATTAGTTAAACTATTAACAATTAGTTAGTTAAGAATTATATTACCTAGTTTAGTAGGTAAAAACGCTTAAAAATCTATAATCTATTAACGCTAATGGTAAATAATCTAAATTATCTGACAAAACGCAAAATATTTCACTTTCTTTATTTGCGAATAAGTGGTGTTTTTCGTTGTTATTAATAGTAAAAGTATCACCCTCTTTATAGGTGTAACCATTTACCTTATTTATGACCTCACCTTTAATCACTTTATTATGTTCAAATGAATTTTTATGTTCGTGAGGTAATAAATAACCGCTTTCTTTAAAACGTGTTAGGTTTGAAGTGAAAAAATCATCACCACCCAACCCCATGACTGAAACCCCAACACCAATTGTTAATGGTAAATCAACCCATTTATATTTAATGTATTTTAAATCACAACGTGATATGTTTGGGTAAATATCCTCAAAATCACTAATTCTTTCCTTAATCCTAGATAAACTTTTTTTGGCCTCTAAATAAGACTCACTATCTAAATTATTAAATATACTACCAAATAAACTCATACTTAAAAATTTTTTATTTATTATTTATGTAGTAAAGCTCTTATCTCATGTAATAACGTGATAATCTCATGTTTAGTAGAATCATCACTATCACTCATTTTATTCGCTTTACTCTCCCATAGGGTTGTTATTTTAATCACATCCTTAGCCATTTCGTCTTTACAACTCTCAGATTTAACTAACCTTTTAGCTAACCACCAAATAACGACCCCCATAACTACTATAACTGGTGCTTGTTCTAATAACCAACCGCCCATTTGTCCTTCTGGCATCTCTTAAGTTTTTATTTTTATTATTAATTATTCAATCAAAGCTTCTTTCAAGTCAATTACTTTAGTAATATCTGAAATGTAATTTTCGGAAATAAATTCCATCCTTAAAAGTGAGTCTTTAACATCTAATAATTTAGATTTTATATCAATATCATTACTCTCACTAAGGTTGGTGTTTACTAATTCAATACACTCATTCTTAATTTTATTAAACATAACCTTTTTATCTTCTTCATTAGTTGATAAAGATATCTTAATAATTTCTTTATTCTCAACGGTCAAATCACCATACTTATCGTTAAACTTATCAACAAACATACTGATTAAAACTGAATTTGGGATTAGGCTATCATTCTTCTCAGTTATAACAACATCGTTACTATTAACATATTTAACAACTTTTGATAATGACTCCACTACCATATCAATATTTCTACTATTAGGTTTGTTAAAAATTAAATTACTGATATTTTCATGTAATTCCAATTTCTCATAACTTTCAATCAATTTAATATTATTTTTTTTTAATATTGATATTAATTTTAAATTTTCTTCGAGTATTTTATCGTTGTTAAACTTTTTTAGTAAATTAATTGATTCCTTAACATACTCACTTGATTTAAAAGAGTCAGCCTCAGCCTTACCCTCGATAGCGTAGAACACGTTAAATTGTGTTCTAAGTATTACACTCTCTTTAACTAATCTTACAAATTCCCCAAAAATTTTTTTATTGCCTTCACTACCAACACCACCACCCAAACTTTCAGCTAATAAAGTGTTGAATGTTGTTTTTATTTTACCAAAATTTTGCATATCTTTTTTATTAATAAATATGCAAAATATTAGTAAAGTTATTTATTACTCTTTTAATTTTTTATCTATTTCAATCATCATTTTATTGATGTTACTATTTATTTTTTCATTTTTAGAATCAATGTTACGCTCTACCGTGTCATCAACACCATTAATAGTAACCGACTCAATTAATTTATTTAAATAATTTTTAACGTACTTACCCTTACGATTTTCTAATTTTTTATTTAAGATTAACTTTCGCTCACCAATTTTCTCATTAATTAAATTACTTCTAAGTGTTTTAGATTCAAACGAGAAGTCATCACCCTCACCATCCTCAGCAGCATCATCAGCTCCACCTTCAATAGCATCGTCAGTTCCACCTTCAATAGCATCATCTTCAATGGTATCATCCTCATCACCGAAATCTAAATCATCACCACCAGCATCATCACTGAAACCACCTCCGAAACCGCCACCATCAGGTGAACCACCTTCACTATCAACATCAGCATCATCTTCACCGCCACCACCTTTTAGCGCAACATCCATATCACCATAAATCTTATCAACCGTGTCAAAATAACCCGTATGTTTAATTACGTTAGAAGTGTTTTCTAATTCGGAAGCAGCGGCCTTTTCCATTCTTTGTTCAATTAAATCTTGCTTTATCTCGTCAGCACTCCAACCTAATATATCACGCTTGGCCCTAGTCATTGACATTGTGGCAAAACCATTACCAGCATCACTCACAGCGTTCTTATAAACATCAAATTTATTACCCAAATGCTCTACTTTAAGCATTTCAGCTTGTGTTGATGGGTTATTAAGTGTTAATGTAAAGTTATCTAAATCATCCTCAAAACCTAAAAGGTATAGGTGGATAATCGCAATCTTATTTAGCTCCTGAATCATAGATTGTTGAATCCTATTAATCGTTCTGGAAAAACGAATATCTTGTAAAGCTAAGTTCTTACCTTCACCAGTCGCCTCATCAAAACCCAAAAACGATTTAGGTACTCTTAAAGCTGTGAATAATTTCCTTTGTAAATACTCAATATCAGCTATTTGGTCTAGATTAGAATTTTTAATAAACACTCCAGCTTCTGTTGCGAATGTGTGGTAATTATGGTATAATTCATCACCATCTACGGTAATTGTACCAGTATCTTGCTTCAATTCCAGAAATTCAATAGTAATTATTTTATGGTTATAATTAGCCTCAGCATCGGACATTTTATTTTCAACGCCTTCATTTTTTGTAAAATCATTAACCATTATATATGTAAATACCCACTCTTGTTTAGCTGAATCCCAAACTTTCTCACGTTCATTAGTATCTCTATAGAAAGGCATTAATGAATCACCAACAACCAAATCTTGAGCCTCAACGAATCCTTTGGTTCTATGTACCCATTTATGGTCAGGTGTTGTTGTGATAGACTCACCATTATCTAACGTTATTTTCATAACTTCAGTGTTCATTCTAGTTTCACCAGCCCATGTTATAATCCCTGGGGCCATGGCACCTGTATTAGGGTCACAAGAGTAAACCAACATATCTTTATTACCATTATCCCATTCACTTATTATTTCACTTAACTCTAATGTTCTACCATCTAATAATGGTATTCTGGTATCTAATGCGATACATGCACCTGGTAGTGTATCTATTGGTGTTTCAGCGTTTTCAGTTCTAGTAGGTATGAATATATCTTGGTCATAACCCATTTGGTTATACCTTAAATCCATCTGACCAGTTTGTGCGTCAATCAATGGTGTTCTTTTAAATTTATTAGCGATATCATTAACATAAGATTCAACATCCTCATTATCTATGTTCCCAACAAATATTTTATATACACGTCTTTCTGGTGCTCTAGTTACACGATAAATCAACATAGCATCCTCTGATAAACGTAATTGTTTCCAAATTAGCCTAGCCTTCTCTAACACTGAGGTACCGTAAGGTAATTTTCTATCATCACCTAATAACCTAAAATGGGCTATTTGCCAAGAATTAAACACAACATCTCTACCCTTCCAAAGAAACTTTGTTTTATTATTACTATCATCTGAATTTGCAACACCCATATTTTCGAAAAAATCGAAATCTCTTCGTTCTATCTCAAAATTTGGTAATTGCCTAACACCGATAACACCTTTCTTATCATCTATATTTAGGTGTAAAAAATTATCACCATATTTACAGTTGGATAAAAACACACCACCTCTAACGTATTGACTATTAGAGTCTTTACTACAAACTGGGAAATTATGTCTATCTTGTTCTCCATTAGGGCCAACAGCTTCTAAACAATATACGTCTGAAGTTTCAGTTAACTTTTCAACTGAAAATACATTTACCCCACCCACCTTTTTTTTGGTAACCTCTGGTGAGTCTAATGTTTTATCAAAATGTTCTACAGGTAATTTTAAATTATATGAACATGTTAACCTTATTAAATTACTAGGGGTGTTATTTAATTTATTAAAATCTATGTGATGCGTAACAAATTGGCCCCCAATAGATTTTTCGTAAACTAAGTCCCTAATACATTGATTTGAAACCATAGAGTGTGTAAACCTATATTTGATACTTGATGGGTTATAAACTTTCTCATAACCACCAATAGAATCTATTTTATTTTCACTTTTTTTTGTGTGGAAAGGCATTAAAGGTTGGCCTTCGATTAATTCATCGGCTCTTTTAAATGACCCATCTCTAAGCATATACTCATGGTCTGGTGTGGTATCAATATATGTCCCATCGTCTAATGTTACCCTATATAGCTCACTATCTTTTCTAGTTAAATCACACCATGTTATTTTACTAGGTACAATAGCTTTTGTTTCATCTTGAATTGAATAACTCCAAACTTCCTCACCATTTTTAACCATTTCGGATAACACCTTAATAGTTACTTCAGTTCCATCTAATAATGGTATAATACTATCCTCCCTAATAGGGGTATTCCTAGTCCACATTGGTAGATTAGTGTGTAAATCCAATTTACTGAACATTAAATCTTCTAAAATTGTTTTAACCCTTTTACTATTTGAATATATATTAAGAACCTTACCATAATTATTTACGGTTGTAGACTCTTCCATCATTATATCTAAAGCTGCTGCTATTTCAGGGTAAAATTCCATATTTTCAAAATCGGAATAGGAACCAACACGAGTTGTCTCATAATGAACTGACTTTTGAAACATTTCACTATCAATCTTAGCCCAATTTTTACTCAAATATTTCTTTTGTTGTGCTTGTAATTTAGCAGTTTCAAACTCTTCTTTTGATGAGGTCCTTAAAATCTCATTATTACCGATTGAATATCTATTAGTATTTTGTTTATTAATAGCAACACCATCTCTAGTGAATATATCACTTAATTTCTGGAAAACTGTTTTATTATTATTTGACATTTTTATATTTTAATTTTAATGTTAATATACTTTATTTTATTATAAAATAAAGCCTTATTCCACGTAATCACACTCTACGTATGCCCATCTATGGTAAATACCATCAAATGTTTTATCATACACATATGTAACCACCCAATCCTCACCTTGGGATGAGGTCACAGCATTGCAATAACTTGGGGTTTTTAATTTATCAACTGAGTTAGACTTATTTTTATTTATCTCAGTATCTGGTGACCATGTGTATAAAAAACTACTATATGGTTTACATGAAAAAACCTTTTTACTCATTTTATTTATTTTACTTTATATTATTTTATTTGAAACCACTAAATAACCAACTATAATCACCATTTGGGTCTTGCATATTCTTAGCTACTACCGCTGAAAATTTAGGTTTTGGTAAAGACTTTTTATTTTTACTATCTTTAGGTACAAACCCACTATTAACCACACTATCAATATTATTGTTAGGCATTATCCAACCACTTAACATAGATTTTGTCATTTCTGATACTTTTCTAAGTTTTTTAAATGAATGCTCCAATACCCATAAACCCATACCTAATGCCATTAAACAATCATCGTGATAACCTTCCATATGGTCAGGTCTAGCGTTTTTATATATGAAAGTTCTCATTTCATTAATTAACCTCTTAGACCTAATCTTAACGGTGTTAGTTCTAACCTTTTCCTCTAATAGTGAAACCAAATTAAGTCTAACTCCGTTGACGTTAAAACCTGGCACTTTATTCTTATCATCTATAGGGTTTGTGTTAGTATTAAATAACCTAGATTTAGATTCATCATAATGTAAATTAGGGTATTTCATTTCTTCTAACCTCATAGCGGTAGTCCCACCAACACCAATATTATCAACCACAACATAAGCGTTATACCTCTTACCATAGTCATCAATAATTTCAGCGAATAAATCGGGTTGTATCTTACCTTGATACTCACAAACTTGTTCCATAGTTGTGAAATCAATTATTTGAAAAGTGGAACTATCTGAACCATCACCCCTAGCAACATCACAATTATGTGTCGTTATATGATGACACATAAAAGTATGCGTTTCGCATTCAAAATTATATACATTACCAGTGTATTCACTTCTAGTTATATCGTTAACTCTAAAATAAATATAATCTTTATCATCATCAAAATGACATGATTTTACAGAACCCTTATTTAAAGTTACGTCATCAACAAAACTAAATGTATTTAAATCATCATATAATAATTTAATTAACTCTAAACTACTATAATTACTTAATTTTAAATTATAAATCTCTTTTCGCTTATCACCCTTTAATTTATTGATTGACGATATCACCCCTAATGAAAAAATAATATCTTGGATAGACTCTAATAAAGTTAAATTAACGCTAACAAATGAAATCTTAGGACTATCTTTATCAACATTTATTAATAAAGAACTACCCAAACACCCTCTTAACAATTCTTCTTTATATTCTTTAGGTGTGAATTTAACCCATTCTGCTATCTTTTTATTATCCTTATTCTCACCAAAATTTTCTAATATAAAATAATATAAAAACTTAGAATCGAATACTAAATTCACTAATGGACCTTCCTCAACTACAGATGGTTTCACGTTAAAAATTTTATTAATTAACAAAAAACACTTATCCATTTTATCCGTATCAGTTTTATTAAAAGATAATGACATAGTATGTGAGTTTTTCACGTCATCTAATTGCCCATTACCTAACCAAACTCCGATAAACCACCAAAAATCTAAGACCTCTAATGGGTTATCACTATCAAAATCAGGGTTACTAACCCATTTACCGTCAAATACCCCCTCAATTGTTTTTTTATAAATATTAGGTACCTTACACCAATCCCCAATTTCAACACTCTCCATTTTGGTGTAATTAAAATCATTTTTTTCATGATTAAGGTCTAAATTTGGTTTACTAATTAATATTGGGTGTTCTTTTGTGAATTTAGTAGTTCTAAAGGTGTTACTCATTTTAACTTCATAAACATCCTCATTAACAACTGGGTAAATCTGAGTGTTAATAATATTAACATACTCACCATTCTCCCCAATTAATTTATCACTAAATTTAACATCCTCTATATTAACTAACCCATTTTCAGTTAAAACTTTTTCACCAATAGGTAAACAAGCCATAATATACTCATGTTTTTCAATTGGTTCATCCCAAACCCAAATTAAACCGTACTGACCATCAAAATATTTCTTATCGATAAACTTTGGGTCACACACATTTAAATTTTCTTGCATCATAATATACTCATCGTCTATTACATTACCACCAGAACCTAAAAATGATACATCTAACTCTTGGGAAATTCTCCTCTTATCGTTATTCATACCCTTACACATATCCTCATACCACTTAGAGGTTGGTTTAAGGTTTTCCCTCAAACTAGCCTCGTATGACTCATGCGTAAACTCAACCTCAGAAAATGAAACCCCTTCTTTATTTAACCATCTTAAATCTTTATTGTATCTTGGGTCTTGATACCATTTCATTTCTATTATGTTATAATCATTATCACCATTTATCGATTGCTCATAAGTTTTATAATACAAAGCGTCATACCCATTTGGGGTTGAAATTAGAATTGATTTACCACCAGTATTATGACTTATAACACCGTTTGATATAAATGAGTTAGAATCTGGGACGTGTAAATCGTATGTGTAATCTTCAAATTCTTCAACTAGAACTATTTCATCTATGAATATACTTTTATTTTCAATTACTGATGTAAATACAGAATTTACCATCTTATTTAATAAAAAATCTCGACCATTTTGTTTCATTTCCAACCTAAAGCCAATTTCATCGTAAAACTTAATAGCGTCTTCCGAATGTATTTTTAAATCATATACACCACAAACATTTTTACCATTGGAATATTTAATACTTGATACTATTCCAAAATTCAATAATAATGTCTGTAATGTCTTAACTAATTTTTTTGATGTTGCACTGTATTTAATATGTTTTTGTGTAGTAACACTACCACTA